AATATAAATAACCCTTCAGCTAACATAAGTTACTCCTTAAATTTTCCTTTAGTAACAAGTTTGCCTGTTAATTCATGTGTAACATAAAAATCTATTTTGTTATATGTCATAATATATTTATATCCTTGATATATATATTCGTGTTCCTTCCATTCTTCTTTATTTTTTTTTAGTGTTTCTTTTCCCGTTGTCATTTTTATCCTTATGTTTGCAAATACCAGTCATATTATATGTGCCAACTTCTGATATTAAACTGCACCACCACAATTTCCCATCATGATAACAAGCATATTTACCACACACATTACATAAATGTGCTTTTTTTAAATTAATCTTCGTCAACTAATGGGTCATCAATATATTCATCTGGCATTATTTTGCTAGATTGATTTGCATATCTTTTAGATGCTTCTGCATAAAAAGATTTCCATGTTTCATTAGCTTTTTCTAAATCTTGTTTTTGTAAAACAACACTGGTATGTTTTTCTAAAAATCTTGCTGAATATTTAATATGATTAGCCATGTGAACACACTCTAAATTTTTTAATTTGTGGCACATAAATTCAATAATTTGATAACACTCTAAACCAAACCTACAATACCATTTAGGTTTTGTAACTATATTTTCCATATTATTCTCCATGTATACATTCTTCATGTCGTTGTTTAATAAAAACATTGCTGTTAGGTTTGGCTGATTTAAACAACTTCCCCTTATCATTACATACATAATTGTAATGATTAGCATTATAAACAACAACAATATCCCATACTTTGAAACAAACAGCAAGGGTAATAATATAAACTATTAGTCCTTTTGTAATTATACTTTGCATCCATTTCATCATTTTGCTTACTCCTATTTAATACATTTTCTCTGTTATTTAGTTAGCCTACAAACTAAAATACTGTTTTATTAACTAACTAAAGGACAATTAATCATGTGGACAACACCTCAAGCAACTGAAATGCGTTTTGGTTTTGAAGTAACAATGTACGTAATGAACAAGTAACTTCATAAAAAGGGGTAGTTGCCTACCCCTCCCCCCTAGTTAAAATGGCACATCATCCTTCATATCAGTAATTGTTTCTACTGGTGCAGATGTTGTGCTACCCTCATAAGGCTCACTTACCTGCCCACTCATAAAAGTATTGCCTGCTTTAGACTCTCTTATCCAAGCACTTAACCTCATTTCCTTACCACCTTCTAAAGTTATTGTGCCTGTATAATCAGGTCGTTTTTCATTATCTCCTTTGTCATTTTTAAAAAGTGCAAAAGTGTTTGTATTATCATACTGTTCTGCCATGCTAAATATTCTCCTTGATTGTTTTAATTTTATCATCAACTTCTTTTAAAAAGTTACTGACACTTTCTTCACAACGACTTATCAGGTCATCATCTCTTTCAACTCTTTTAATAAAGAGCTTATATTCTTTTGGAAACTCAGGGTTATATGATACAAAATCACACCACTTCTTTCCTGTGCAAGCCATTTGCCATTGCATTTGGTGTATGTATTTTTTAGCAATAACACCTGTTTCTAATGTTTCTGTATGTGTAATTGGTTGAGGGCATTTAATTTCAATTAAGCCTTCTTCACCAACCAAACCATCTGGGCTAGCACCACTCATATCTATGCTAGGGTGGTCTATGAAACCAACTTCCCTAACATCTTTACCAATTAATAACTTCATTTTATTGGCATACTCAACCCTAGCTTCATCTTCAAACTCCACACCATGAGCCATTGCAGAGTTCATAAATATAGGAACTACCTTATTAGTTAGTCTTTCAGTAACTAATTGCAATTTATACTTCTTGGTGTATTGTGATTCGCCATACTTGGTTTTAACCATAATGTCATCTATCTTACTAGCAGTAACCTTACCTAATCTAGCAGAGAACCATTCAGCACTTCGCTGTTCCATTATGCTTTCTCCTCTTTCTGTAATGCCACCATTCTTTCTACAAAAGGTTGACATAACTCTCTGTCAGTATTTTTGAGTTTATTAAAGTATTTTCTACAAGCATCTATACCATCTACTTGATATAACTTTTCTATATACTCTAAAGCATCTACTTCAGGGAGGTCTTCGCCTTGATAGATATACAAACCTAATCCATGTAACGCTATAGCTTTTGCTAAACATCTCATCATAGCGGTGTTTAGATCTTGCGAATCAGGTTTCTTGATGGCTTTGTTTTTATTATCCATAACTGCAAGTTGTGAAGTCATTTCTTTTCCAAACGCTTTTACTGTACAGAAAACCATCATACTTCCATCAGGCAATGTCATAGGCTCTGCATAAGTCCATGTTGCTGATTCATCATGTTGCAATAAAGTATCTACTGCCCAACTCCATGAAAGGTAAGTGAACCTACCTTTCAATTCAGTATGTTCAGATACATCTATCTTTCTTAAATCTTGATATTTACTCATAGTATTCCCTTGTTTTCATCATTTAATAATTGGTTTAGTCTGCGAATAGCTTTGTTTAATCTATCTATATCAAACTCGCTTCTAGCTGGTGGGTTTTTTAAAGCATTAACATAACCCTTTTGATAGGCCTTGTTTAACTCTAATTGTTGTTGATGTGCTTGTTGATCTAACTTTTCTTGCATATCCCTAGCTTGTTCGTCTTGCTCAAACTGTTCTTGAGATATTTGTAATGCTCTTTCACTTGATTTACTCATTTGTTTCTCCTTCTTCTTAAAGGTTAATTAATGTTACTACTCTATGTTAATCATTCTTTACTTTCTTGTCAAGCATTTATCATAAATAAATTTGCTTATTAATATTAAAAGAAACGCCCATGATAACAAAGCTGTTGTAATCATCACTATTAAAGACAATCCTAATAATATAATCATATTAAATAATAGGGGTGTTGCCACCCCTATCCTTTTTGTTGTTACTCTTTAATCCAATAACCATACACACATCTTGTGCCATCCCTTGAGCTATCATAAGTATCTCTAATAACCCCATCAACAACAGCAACACAATGCTTACTTACCCTTGCTATCACTTTACCTTTAGGTAATTCTTCAGGATTTAAGTGAACTTTGCATCCACTTCCTATTGTCATGGTAGCTACCCATTTAAATCCTAAAGAAATCATGTAGTCTTTAAACCACTTTTTCTTAACATGAACACCATTTCTTGCAGATTTAACTTCTCCTGACTTTTGATTACCTAATGCCAACCTATCGTATACAGACTTGTAAGGCAACCCTGAAGCTATTGAAACTGCCCTAACAACACAATCACCAGCATCTCCTTGATAACCAGCATTTTTTCTACCACCATCATCATAAACATACATAATATGTTTCCTTCTTTTTAAAGGTTAATAAAAATTTTAACTGTTAATGAACAATTTAAAACAACAATCACTAAATTATTGACTGTTAATACAGCTTAACATACTTATTTCCTTTTGTCAAGTTTATTTTTCTGGTCGTACCCACTAGATTTAAAAACTTGCCCTTCTTTGCTAGTAGCTTTGTATTCAAAAGAACCAAAATGTTTTTTTATTTCTTTTAAAAATTCATTAATTGTAATTTGTTTTGAATCCAAATTGACTCTCCTTATATCTAAATGTTTTATTGTCAAAATATAATCCTTTTGTTCCTTCCCACCCTGTGCCATGTCTTTGTTTATTTACACCAACAAAACAATCAAACTCTTTTTCTAATGTTTCTTTATCACAATCTATCTTGCCCAGCTCTTCCTCTTTCTTTTTATTTCTAAAAATTGTAATGACATTGTCTGCTAAATTAGTTATATCAGAACTACCCATAACATCAAACTTGGTAGGTCTTTGGTGTTCGTGCATAGTCTTTCTACCATGAGCAACTAAAAATATATGCACCCCTATATCTCTTGCACAAACACAAAGCCTATTAATAAAAGATTTTTGTTTGTTGTAATCATCACTATTAATTCCTACTTTAGTTAATGAATCAACTACAAATATTTCTACATCTAATTTTTCTTTAGCATAAT